GCACAAGCGCACGGCATTGGCTTTCTTGCGGTAGGTGCGTTTGCCCTCCGCCTGCTTCTTCCTTGCTTTCCTGCGCTCTCCCGTCACTATCGGCACGACCGTGGCATGGATGTGCGGCGTATGTTCGTCCATGTGAAGCACAGCCGATACGGTGTTCTCTTTTCCGAACGTGCGGTGCAGCCATTGCAGGTTGTCTCCGCACCATTCGTTGAGCCTGCCCTCGTCTTGCACTCTTACCATGTCCTCGTGAGTACCTGAAAGCACGATGCGGATTGCCCTCACTTGGTCGGGCGTTATCTTCCTTTTGATGCCAGCCGTGCGGATGCGGTGGCTTATCGCCTCGGTGCGGTCTGCCACGCCGTCGGGAAATTGCACCAGCTCACGGTTGAGGTGGGTGCGTGTGGGGTCTGCGTTCTTGGGCGTGGTCTTGCGTTCGATATGGTCGGATGCGCCCGTGTCAGCCGACCCTTTCGCCTTGTTGATTTGGATGCTGATATATCCCATGTTCGTTTCTTGTTTTTGAGGTTGTACAAACTTGTTTGTCGGTGTCCGTCTGCTTGCGGTCATGGCCGCATGGGGTAAGCGGGGGTGTCCAGAGGGGTGCAACCCCGCTGGCTCATTGGGGCGTTTTTAGCATTAGCGTCAGCGGTGCGTGAAGAAAACGCCCTAATGAGCTATGGCTTTTTGTTTCCCAAAAGCCTGCGGCGGAGTCAGCGGTGATGTCGGCGGACATTGGTTGCCTTTTCTTTTCGCCAGCGATAAGGGCTTTCCCTTGTCAGTCGGCAGCCCAGAAGTCCGTCCGACTTGTCTGCGGATAGCGATATTCACCTCTGTTGCTTCCCCGGCGGACTTGTTGAGGAGTGAAAATTCGATGAATTGATGATTGGATAGTCTAATATACTGACAGCTAATGCAATAACTTTTCATCAGCGTTTCATCAAACCGCTTGCCAAAAGAAAAGCGATGAGCGGCGTTGTGCTGCCTTTCTCTTTTCATCAGCCCAATCCTTTTGTTGAGAGTTTGATGAAGATGTAAACCGCTGTCATTCTTTATGTTTATAGATACTTTCATCATTTCATCAAAATATCAGAATGTTTCCAACTGTTCCTTGCTTACCGTGTAGTAGCGTCCTATCCTCCTGACGGGTGAGTAGCGGCATTCACGGTTGTAGTCGTATTGGTAGGTAGTGTAGGAAAGCGAGTTGGGTGCAGGTGTCAGCTTCCAGCACTCCTGCACCACTTTCCGAACCTGCGACTTATCCACCTTGACTTGCGAGCATACGAGCAACGGGACAATATCATTCAGACAGAACGAAACAGACTCCACATTTATGTTCGCCATGATGTCGAGCAGCAGTTCTGCCATCTCTATCTCCAAACGGTTGCGGTTGCTTCGGATTATCTTCCGCAGGGCTTCCGTCTCCAGCAGCTTCGGGTTGAACCACATGCGGCTTTCCCTTTCGGTGGACAGCTTTCGGTTGGCAAGGTAATGCAGGAAAGCGGGGATTTCGGCTTTCAGCTTTTGCAGGAAGTCGGTGTCGTCACTCCGCAGCGGCATAATCTTCCGCACCCAATAGCGTGTTTCCCCTGCGTCAATGATGACGGGCAGATGCTCGTTGTTGGAACAAAGCACGAACTTGGCGAAGAAGCCTATCTCGTCACGGTCTTTGCCTTTCGCCTCCACTTTGTAAGATAGCGTGGTGCTGAGGTTCTTTAACCTTTCGCTGTCCTCACGGCGGTTGAGCAACACCTCGTCCACCATGATGAGCAGCTTGCCCGCCCAATCGGAGTTGAACTGGCTGCGGAAGTCCTCGTTGGTGTTGAACGTCACGTTGTTCTGGAATACGGCTTTCAGGAAGTTCAGGAACGTGCTTTTGCCCGTATTCCGTTCTTCGGACACAAGCAACAGGATGGGCAATTTCTGAACGGGGTACAAGTAGAGCAGTTGCAGGTAGTCCATGCCCAACTCGTACTGTTCGCCGAAGACGTGTTCCACCAACGAGCGGATGCAGGGGAAATCGCCCTGCACGGGAACATAGCTTATCGATTCGTAGAGGTTGAGGAACTTGCCGACTACGGGCTTGTAGCCCACGTGGTCGGGTACGGTGCAGAAGCCGTCATACTTGGGGATGCCCGCCATGTAGTCCTTGCCGTAGTCCTGCCGCAGGGTCTCGGAGTTCCATGCGATGCGCTTCCTCACATAGCCGCCGTCAATGCGGGGCTGGTTCACAATCTTGTAGAGCGTTGTGCCTACTCGGATGAATTCTTCTTTCTTTTCCATGTCTCAAATACAGGTTTTAGTGCCGCCGACACCTTGTCGGCAGGCGGATTAAACATGGGTGCAAAGCTACGGCAGGACGGATAAAACCTTGATAAGCAAAATGATGCAGAACGGCGCAAAAGAACCCGACCGATAAGAAAATGCGGCGGAACGGGTAATGCCAGCCATCAAAAGACGAAAAGAAAAAGCCCGAAGAAGCGAAAAATGGTACTTCTTCGGGCAGACTTGGGTTGTGTGAATGCACGGGCGTATTGACACGCAACTGCACCCGCTAACATTTACACGCTGTACTGCTGCCTAACGAAAGCCACAGCATTTGTCTTTCTTTTCGCAAGCACAGCCTTTTGAGCAGGGTATTGCGTACCCTTGCGGCATTTGGCGTATTGATACGGAAAGCGAGTGCCACGACCATAGGCAAGGCATACACATCCGCATAATAACCGTTGGGCAGCCTGATGCGCTTTTCCGCTTCGCAAGACTGCAACACTCCGGTCTTGTACACGGCTCGGACGGCGGCACGGAGTGTCGGGGCAATAACATCGAACAGCCTTATCAACTCCATCTCGTTCATCCACACATTGGCGGCATCGGACGGTACGGCAACCCTGCCGTACTCGTCCATAGTGATTGTTGTCCGTTTCATATTCCTGCCACTTTGATATTGCCGAATGACTTGCTCAGCTTATCGCCCAGCATAGTTAGGTCGTTATCCAATTTTTCCACGGTAATCTTCGCATAGATTTGGGTTGTTTCGATGTTCGTATGCCCCAAAATGCGGCTTACGCTCTCTATCGGCATACCCTTACAGAGAGCCAGGGTAGCGAATCCATGTCTTGAGCAATGGAAGCTGATGTCCTTATTCACACCGCATTCCCGTATCATCTTCTTCAACGGCTTGCAGATTGACCAATAGTTCAAATTTGGGAAAACGAGATTGTTTTCTTGGAAGGGTCTGTAACGCTCGATTATCTGTAAGGGAATGTCCAGCAGCTTCACTTGGAACGGTATGCCCGTCTTGTGCCGCTTGGATATTATCCACTTATCGCCGTTTACCTCCACGATGCGGTCAGTGGTCAGTTCCTTGATGTCCACGAAAGAAATGGCGGTGAAGCTCGCAAAGACGAACAGGTCACGGATGTATGCCAGCTTCGGGTCTGCAAACTCATGCGTCATCACCGCTTTTAACTCGTCCTCCGTCAGAAACTCACGTTCCTTGACATTCGGACTGATGTGGAACTGCGCAAACGGGTTTCTCGGTATCAGCCCGTTGAAGTGCGCACGCATCACCACACCTTTCAACCACATGCAGTTTGCCCAAATACTCCCGTTTTGTAAGCCTGCTTCGGTTGAGAGATAAGCAGCGAACTCCTTGATAAAATCGAGAGTAAGCTCCAACATTGACATGTCATTGCGCTTGTAGAACGATTTGATAAATGCCGCTACATGGTTCCTTGCTCGTACTCGTGACTGGTAAGTTGCCATAACCCTGTCTTTCCCGACACGTTTCTTGAATACCTCGTTATCCCTGTCAAAGGCTTTGAGCAACGTTTCATACTCGCCGCCTATGCCTTGATAGGCGTTGCGCACCATTTCTGCCGTCACAAACGCCTCACGGTCGGATATGCGCTGGTAGTGCTTGATGATTTGCGCCTTGATGTTGTCAAGCGCAAGGTTCGTCTCCCTCGCTTCACGGCTCTTGCCTTTGGCACGGTTTCCCTTTGCGTCCCAAAGCTCCTTTGCGATGCTTCGCTTGCAACTGAACTGCGCCACCGTTCCGTTGATTGTAACCCGTCCCATGATGGGGACAATTCCGTTCTTTTCCTTGCTGCCGTTCGCATAGAACAGCACGCGAAATGTGCTCCTTGTCATACTCGTTCTTTTTTGGTTGCAAAACTATAAATCAACGAGTTAAACCTTGGCAAGCAAACCTACGCAGAACGCAGCAAATAAAACGGAGACTGTTAAATCTGCATTTCTGACGGGTAACGAATAGGAAACCGTTCTACTGCCGCAATCCGCTTTGAAACGCTTTTCAGTCTTTCACCCAACTTCCGCGATTTTCTCCTAACTGCTTAAATCTCAATTCTTATTGCGTTAATTCGCCGAAATTTGGCGGTTATTCCACAGATTCTCTGTAATTTTAGCCTCTGAGAACATAGTGGTAATCGCTTAAATTTTGTAAT